GAGGCTGACATTGCCGCCATTGTCAAAGCGGGCGAGCAAGATGCACTCAAAGAGGGTCTTGCTCTCAAGTCGGAGAGGGTTAAGAAATTAAAGCAACTCGCATCGTTGATGGAACAAGACCTTTTTGGCGGGTTCCTTTGGACCGAGCAGGTCAAGGGTGTTGGTAGCGGTGACGTTGCTCAGATCGTTGACTATGAGGAGTTCAACAAGGCCGAGGTAGACGCCTACCGGGGAGTATTGGACGACATTGCCAAGGAAACTGGGGGAAGGGCTATGACCAGCAAGCACACGATAGACCCGGAGGGGGCACAGGTGCACATCTATTTACCAGACAATGGACGCGGGGATAAGACCCAGTGAACGACAGAGTATTTTTCTGTCTTCTCCTGCTGATATAGCAATTTTCGGTGGAGCTGCTGGCGGTGGGAAAACGTATGCGCTCCTTCTAGAACCAACACGGCACATTGACAATCGAGACTTCAACAGCGTGATTTTCCGTAGGACGTACCCGGAGATCACCCAATCGGGCGGCATCTGGGAAGACAGCGGAAAGATATACCCTAGCCTGGGGGCCGCTCAACACCTGGGCAATCTGGAGTGGAGCTTCCCATCTGGCGCTACGGTACGGTTTGCGCACATTCAGTACGAGAGCGATCTGAACAAGTACCTGGGCGCGCAGATTGCGCTTATCGCTTTTGACCAGCTAGAGCTTTTCTCAGAGAAGATGTTTTTCTATATGCTCTCGCGGAATCGCTCTACTAGCGGCGTGCGACCATACATGCGGGCGACGTGCAACCCAGATGCTGACGTTTGGCTGGCCGACTTCTTGAGCTGGTGGATTGCCGAGGATGGCTATGCCGATTTATCACGTTCTGGTGTAATCCGCTGGTTCGTGCGGGGTCCCGACGAGGAAATACTCTGGGGGGATACCAAAGAGGAGTTAACCCAACAGTATCCCAACCTTATGCCCAAGTCGGTCACATTCGTGCACTCGTCGGTGTACGACAATGCGGCGCTTCTGGAGACCGATCCAGGCTACCTGGCTAACCTGATGAGCCTGCCGAAAGTGGAGCGCGAGCGGTTGTTGGGCGATCCTGAGCGCGGCGGTAACTGGAAGATTCGTGCTGAGGCGGGGAAAGTATTCAATCGAGCTTGGTATGATGTCGTGCACGCACAAGCGGTCGGCGGTGTCGTTTGCCGCTTTTGGGACTTTGCAGCCACGGAGGAGAAGCAGGGCCGAAAGCCTAGCAGTACCGCCGGCGTGCGGATGCGAATGACCGACCAGTTCTATGTCGAGGACGTGACGGTTGGTACATGGGGCCCAGCTGAAACGATGCGAGTGTTTATCAGTACAACTCTGGCTGACCTAGCTGAGTTGGCGGGCACGGGGGTAACGTACTTGTGTCGGTGGGAAGAAGAGCCTGGCAGCGCATCAAAGCGAGAGAGTTACCAAATCCGGCTGATGCTGGCGCATGCAATACGCGATGCAGGTATCAACGTCGCGGTCAACACTGAAGGAGTCCGATCCGAGCGTGATAAATTTGAGCGGGCCAAGCCGTTCTCACAGTTCTCGGAAGTGGGGGCGGTACAAATAGTAGCGGGGACCTGGAACAATACCTGGCTTGCACATATGCACAACCAGCCCTCGACTGGTCAGACCGATGTAATGGATGCAACCGCCGGCGCGTTCAACACGTTGGCGTTTGGTGACTACGGCGAGAAGATCGTAGTTGATGATTCAATTAGAGTTAGCGCAGGATATTAAGGAGGAGGTAGAAAGATGTTCAAAAGGTTACTAGTTGCGAGTTTTCTTTTACTGGTGTTGGTTGGGTGCTCGGGGGCCGTGCAACCGTTCACCTCTCCCATCGGGCCACCCTCTGGAGACCTACCGCCCGCTGGCAACACCGAGTTGTTGCAGTCGCTCATTATGCTGCTGGTGAACGGTGGTCTAGCCGGTTACATCGTATACAAGCTGCTGGAAACCCCAGCGGGAACTGACTTTCGCGAGAGCCTGGTTGAGTTGCTTTCCCCTGCCCTTGGAGTTGGGGATGCGTTCATATCGCGGGCCATCTCTATCGTGGCAACCGGTGCGTTATCGTTGGCCGGTTACGCTATCGGTATAGCCCTCGGATTTCTGCCCAACCCTGGCGATTTGGCAGCCTGGCTCAACCTGGCGCTTTACCTGGTAGGTGGTGCATTCCCGGGCTCGCAGTTGTTCCACGCGCTGATGAAAGATAAGCAGCAGTAGCGGCGTGACGGGCGATGGCAGACAACACGAATGGTCGGGTGACTAACGCGGTCTTGTCAACAAAGCTCGACTCGTTAATCGAGAAGGTTGACGAATATCACAAGGATCACGACGCGCTAGAGAAGCGTGTGCGAGTGAATGAAACCGACGTAGCCAAGATCAAGGAGCGACTGAACCTGTTTGCTGGTGTTCAAGCCGGTTTGTCGCTTGTCTTTTCTGTCGTCGCTGGTTGGTTTGGAGCGCAGAAGTGAACGCTGATGAAATCCTGAGAATTGCCCGCTCGATTAGAGATGAGGCAGTAAAACTGGAGGTGGTAGTGATGGGGGAAGCCCAGGGGGTTGAGATCATCGACCGCATTTCAGAGATGCCCGTAAACCGTAACCCAAACCATCAAACGTTCATTGCCAATTTCGGCGCGGGCGCATTCTGGCCCATCCGGGGCCAAGAGTTGAAGTGGCGCGGCAAGGTCATCACGATGCCTGATGCTATCACCGGCTTGACCATCCACCACACGTTGAGCCATTCCCCACTTGCCACTGCGCAATACTGCTCTGGTCCGAAAGGCTACCCCACCACCCAATACCACTACTGGATTTCCCAGGGGGACGGTTGTCCTATCTACCAACTGTTGCCGGAAGAGTGGGCCGTGTGGCACGATTGCACCGGTGCGCTCCAAACTACCCTGGCGATTGGTATGGCTGGTCAATTACACCTTAGCCCGCCGCCCGATGAGCAGATTGAGCAGTTAGTAAGGCTTTGTGTGTGGCTGATGGATCGGCACTCGCTCGGTATCGAGGATGTCACTGGCCACCGTGAGCGCTACAACTATCAGACGCAATGCCCGGGCTGGGGGCCGCTTGACCGCTCTCAGAGGTCGTGGGGCAGTGGGTGGAAAGAGGCGTTTTTTGACGCACTGAGAAGTGCGCTTTAGTCATGGGGTGGAGCGGGGGACTTTCCCTCCTTTTCTCTCCTGCTCCACCCCGCCTAGAAAAAGGAGGATGATCTAATGTGTGCAGACGAAAAACAGGAACAGGAGCAGAATCTGCCGGAGATTCACATTCAGTTCAACAGCGAGGAGTCGATTTATTTTCGGTATCAGATCAAGAACGCGAATCCCAACCACCTGATACTGGTGGGGGCCAGGCTCCTAGAGATAGGAAAAATGGGTCTTCAGGACGAACAGCGGGCCAAGCAAATGGCGGCGCTGAAACAGCAAGCAGACCTGGCGAAAGTCGCGCAGATGGTGCGGGGCAAACCGAGCTAATGCTGAGGGACGCAACCCGCTGCCGGGAGAAAATAGAGGCTCGCCTGCGGGTAGTAGAGTTCAAGAAACGGCTCATCAGTGGTGATTCAATAAAGGTGCTAGATGGCATTGACTAATCTCATCAATCGCGCCGTGTGGCGCATCACGCCGGATGCGTTCAAGAAGGACATGATGGAATATGTTCTCAACGAGGTGCGAGAATCAACGGTCTCTCAAATGCTCTCTGAGCCTGGGTGGGCGCAACTGTCAGCCGCCGGTGTATATGGCCTCGAAGATAATGAGATCGTGCGCCAAGATGCGTTGGCGGCCAGCCGCTACTACTGGCACCGGGATCCGCTCTACAAGCGCGCCATCACCCTGGTACGAAATTACACCTTTGGGCGCGGGGTGAGTTGGAACGCTACGGACGATGACGTTAAGGCCATCATTCAGGAGTTTTGGGACGATCCAGACAACCGCCGCACCCTCTCGCGGGCAACCGCCCAGTGGGAATTGAGCGAGCGTATTCAGACTCACGGTGAACTATTTCCGGTTTTCTTTGTCAATCGTTTTAATGGACACGTTAAAACGTCAATAGTTGAGCCTGAAGAAATTGGGGAAATTGTCACTGATCCCAATGACAGACGCAAGCCCATCTACTACTGCCGCGATCATACCCAGCGGAGATTTGATTGGAACGCTGGGGGGTACACCGGAGTAGCCACAAAGCGTGACTACTATCCAGATTGGGAAGCGCCAGCAACGCAGGCGGAACAGCAACGTCAACCTGGTG